TCTTGGACTGTAAATGATTGAATGTCTTCTAGTTCTTGATACATTTCCATAAAGTGATTTTTTATGATCGGGGTGAAAGGATTCGAACCTTCGACCTCCCGCTCCCAAAGCGGATGCGCTACCAAACTGCGCTACACCCCGTTACTTCTCTCTATGTATAAACATAATACCAGCAAAAGGAACAACTGTCAACCCCATCCCACATAGAAAAAGAAAGAATTGATTTGCTGCAAGTGTTTCTACTAGATGAAAAATCATCTTCCTCTCCAGTTCTTGTATTCATAATACATGTATTGATCAACTTCGTCAAGTCCCTCAAGTGGAGCACTTACTTCCCAACTTGACCATTCAATACAAAACTGTTTGATATCATGATTATGTAGCACAGAATGGCCGTGCATCCTTACAAAGGCAGACATTGCAAAGTTGTATTTTTGTTTACTGTGGATATGCATTTTGGAGTCCCCAGAGTATAAAAATTACTATGAGAGTGAAAATACAAAATGTATAAAATGCCAAATTACTCATTACATCCCTCCGTTTCTAAAACCAACAATATATCCAATAATTACTCCACACATAAATGCAATAAACATATAAAGCATATGTGAAAAGAACTCAATGAATATGAGCCAATCAGTCGTCGTCATCTTCATCCTCATATGTAGATGGTTCATCAAATAATTCATTCATTTTCAATTCCAGAACTCTTTGTTGCAGTTCTTTTAAATCCTCTTCTGTTAGAGTAATCATTTATCTTTGAGTAGTTCTTCTATTCTTTTACGCATGTTCCCACTATCTTGTTTAAGATAATCACGAAGAGAATAACCACGCTGCCCTCTGATAATACATGTTCCTTGATAGAACATCGTAGCGGCAAACACTAACAGTAACACTATACCAATTATTTCAGTGTAATGTCTAACCATGGGAACATAGGTGGAATAACGCCAACAAGTCTTAAAAGTCCCTCAGCAAAAAGTGCAAGAACAACCCAACCAACACACATTGAAATAATCGAAGCATTACGATTGTGTCTACGTATTGCAGCGTCGATCATCTCTTGCACCTCAGAACGACTTATGAATTCGTCACCAGGTTCCATCATTTCTCATCTCCAAGAAATTTAGCAAGAGGATCTCTTCTGGTTTTAACTATTTCAACTGCTCTCTTGTAGAACATGTTATCAATATTTCCAGATGATTCGAAAGTTTCTTTGATCTTCACCCAGTTATTATAGGTGTGTTGATCCATGTTTGCGATGCATATTACTATTATATACTAATCGCAGATATTTGAACGTCAACTAAATGTCAGTGTTTTGTAACACTACGATACAGAAAAACAAATAAAATATTAAATTAGTATCAGTTGTAACGGAAAGTCAGGGATTCGAACCCTGGGAGGTGTGACCCTCGCTGGTTTTCAAGACCAGTGCCATAAACCACTCGACCAACTTTCCAATATTAAATTCAACGAATCTCAAAGTCCAATCTACGAACCTTTCGTTGTCTTCTTGCCTCTTGCCAGGCAATGTCTTGAGAAGTCAGAACATTTTTTTGTTCTTTCTGTGCAGAGTTTACCATAACTACTCTACTTAAGTCAACAGCCGAAACACTATCACCTTTAACGGTCATCATATTTGAACAACCACAAGTTTGTGTTTTATTTGTGCTGGTTAATTCTTTATTGCAATCTTTGCATCTTACTATAATCATAATTCATAAATCCTGTCATTGTGTAAATGACCTTAACATCCAGATAAATTTTCCATGTGCCTCATTTAAGTCATCAACAAGATTGATTGTACTTTTTGACTTTTGATTTTCTGCTTCTTCTGATACCTGATTTAAAAGATCAACGATAATTTCATGACATTGAAGCAGATCGCGTACCATTCCCATAGTATCTAGTGAACTATCTGCCTCTCTAACATGAGAAACTTCTACAATTCTTGATAGTGTAGGAACTGGTTTAATATTTAGATATCTCATATGTTCGGTAAGACGATCTATTTCTCCATATACTGCTTCATATTGTTCTCCGAAGAGATCATGAAACTGTTTGAAATCATCACCTACTACGTTCCAGTGATATACCCAAGTCTTTTGAAACAATACAAAAAGACTTGCTTGAGTATCAGAAAGTAATTTATATAGTGTTTCCATTATACTTTTTGTAAGTATTTATGTAATGGGAAGTATCGGATTCGAACCAATGACTTACTGCTTGTAAGGCAGCCACTCTACCGCTGAGTTAACCTCCCGTTAACCTCTGTCTAGGAATCGAACCTAGTTTCCAAGTGCGTTGTCCGCCTGTCCTTACCAATAGACTACCAGAGGGTGGGAAGAACTATGCCCTTCCCTTACGACGCTACGGAAGATACCCGTAGTAGAAGTTGGTAATTAATACCAACTCCACAACCTGGATTCGAACCAGGGACCAAAAGATTAACAGTCTTCTGCGCTACCGCTGCGCCATTGTGGAATGTTCTATTACTTAGAACTTACGAAATCATTAATTGTTTCTGCGTGCTCAAGAACATCAGAAAGAGTTGGGTATTTTGAATCAAATCCTTCTGGCAATTTGCCCCCATTAGAGCATTCTGCTTTTGCAAACTCTACGTGATAATTGTCGGAAAGCATCGCATAAGCTTGCTTAAAAACTTCAAAGCGTAATTCATAAGGTGTCATAGTTTTACTCCTGTGTGTTTGTGTGTATAAAGAACCCGAAGGTTCAGAGCGGAGTATCGGATTCGAACCGACGACATCTAACTTGGAAGGATAGCGTTCTACCACTGAACTAACTCCGCTTATGAGACAATTATAAACTATTTAAGTTTAATTGTCAAGTGTCGTTGAAAGGACTTGAACCTTCATGGATTAATCCACTGGAACCTAAACCCAGCGCGTATACCAATTCCGCCACAACGACAAGGCGGGTCCAGCAGGACTCGAACCTGCGACACACAGCTTAGAAGGCTGTTGTTCTATCCATCTGAACTATGGACCCTTATGTATGTGACAATCATACCAGTTAAGGATTTGATTGTCAAGTGGGAAATCCTGGACTCGAACCAGGCACCTCACGATTATCAGTCGTGCGCTCTAACCAACTGAGCTAATCTCCCAGATGGAGTAAGTGTGATATACCTCATAAGGATATAACAGTGACTTACCCTCTATCTTGCCGTGTGGTTGTGAATCTAAATCAAAACCATTTGATAGACGCCCCACTGCATTCTATCATAGGTTCTGAACCACGGCAACGGAGGATGTTGGATTTGAACCAACGGAGACCTTTACAGATCTCAAGAACTTAGCAGGTTCCCGCTTTAAACCGCTCAGCCAATCCTCCAAGGTGGGTAGGGAGGGATTTGAACCCCCGTAGGCAGAGCCAGCGGATTTACAGTCCGCCTCCATTAACCACTCGGACACCTACCCTAGAGACCTCACTGTTTGTGCTTCTATGAGAGGCATGTGAGGTGGAGGACTTACACGAAGTTTGGGCCTCCGCTGCCTATGAGATTATTATATCAGTCCTTGAGGCAACTGTCAACCCATGGGGCACAAAGTCTCATTTCTCCACCAAGTGATTTACATTCATCAGTATAACATACAGAAGTGTCTACTGGTTTTTCTGAATGTATTGGTGGTGGCATTCTAACAGTACCATCATCACCAATCAAGCGTTTATATTCTCTAATTGCACTATCAACTTCAAGTTCAACTTTAGCTTCAAGCTCTTCTTCTACATCTTGTGGTATTGGTATATCATGCGTTAATCCAAACTGTTGAACTATAGCATTATATATTTTCCACAATTGTTTTTCATCAATTCTTAACCATCCAGATAATCCAGATACTAATAATAAAATAATTGAAGAAATAATAAATCCTTTTATATATTTTGGATTTAATGTTGGCAGTACTTTAAATTTACCTTCTTTAACTTCAAATAATTTAAACATTATTGATTCTCCCAAAAATCTTCTAATGCTTGATCTACTAAGTTTTCTGGTGGAATATAATTTTTCTTTTCTCTTAGTTTTTTAGTATCAAAAGTTAAAGTAGGTGTAATAGATCCATTATCTTCTACCTTAATCTTTGCTCCAAATATATTTCCTTTTGGTTGTATATTTAAAGTATCTGCAGATTCTAGCGATACTTCTAATTTATCATTACTTGCTTTTAAATATCCTGCTTTAGCAAGTAAATCTACTGCATCCTTTTCTGAATCGGGAAGATTATCTATTCCCATAAAAATAACCAATGGTTCTAGAGTATTTATTAAAAGCTTCTTAGATCTTTTCTTCAAACCCAACAAAGGTATTCTAGTCAAATATTTGTAGTGTGTCAAGAGAATATGCTCAATACACTCTAAGAGGTCTTAGAGACGCTCCTAGGACCATCTCATAAGCATTAGAGGTTGGTATTAAGCACAAAAAAAGAGGGTATTTCTACCCTCTTCCTCAATATATTCTATTGTATCAAACTTCTACCGTGATCAGTCGAGAGGCATAATCATAAGCATACGAAGTGCGGGCACCATGATGCCCCCAACCAATCCAACTATACGCATAGTTCATATAGCGATCAATAGACTTACCAGGCGTCTTCATCTGGTCTTCTATACGTTGCCATTGAACTTCATTTGTTAGATAACGAAGTTGGGTATCAAGTGATGATGGAGAACCACCATACTTCTTAGCAAAATCACCCAATCCATAATATCTGTTGGCAGATGTCCATTGGATCAGTCCATAACCGCGGCCGCAGTTATTCCAACTGGTCCTACTACCACCTTCGCAAATATTAGGCACGAATGTAGATTCCTGTCTAATATTGCCCATGATGGTAGCAAGGGCGTTTCTGTCTTTAATTCCAATGTCCTGAAAATAATTCAGGGCAACATTTTCATTTTCATTACACCCTTTACAAATTAGCCTTTTCTCTTTTGGCTTTTCAGGTTTAGCAACCTCCTTGGTCGCTGTCGTAGTTTCAAACTCCTTAATAATAGAAAATGGTGGAGGACCACTCAATGGGGGAGGCGGAAATACAGGCAGTGTTGCCACATTGGTCGTAACCGATGCCAGAAGGGGCAGGGCTACTGTAAAGAAATTTTGCACTAAACTTAATTGAACTCGACATCCGTATAGGGAAAGCGCACTTCCCTCTTCTCAGAGGGCAGACCCCACGGCTCTAAAATCAAATCAAAATCTCATAATGAGAAACCCACCCTTTTGAGGTGGGTTTTTACATAATAATTTAATATTTAGAACTTGTCAAGTTTCTGGTTCCAAAGAAACAATTTCAAGTTCGTCATCTTCTGGTTCAATCCACTCATAGAACTCTGCAAGAATCGCACGAGCATCCTCTTTAAGTACACTTTTATCTGCAGCACGATCAAGAGACCAGGATCTCACATGAGCTACGATGTCTTCAGTCGTCGCGGGCATAATAATCTTTTCGGAAGTACCTGTTAAGGATGTTGCTATTGTAGTACCTTGGCGTTCCGTCGTCAAGTCCTTCCGTGAGGACATTGTGGAAGAAGAGTTGTCTGGTCTCTTCAAAATTAGTTTTGCCCTTTGTTTTATGTAATGATAAAATAATGCGCGTAAAATTCTCCTTACCATATTTTTCTACATCCTCTTTGAGTTCTGGGCACGATCCATAGTATTTTTTCCAGTCAGACTCCATCTTAGTTCGTCTACTGTTTGTTCCCTTCTTGCGGAAACTCCAGAAATATTTTCTACCAATATAATCCCTACCAGTTTTACTGCAATGAATGTGGTATACAAAACCAAAATAATCCTGAATATCACCTGAACCAAATACTTCTCCATTGTAGGTCCAAGGATTTTCATAGTCAATATCTGTACTCATCTAATATGTTCAATACTTCATCCAGATATTTATGAGCAAGTCCTTTCATGTCCATATCATGACGAATATGTTCTACATGAAGTTGATTTTTTAATTTCAACACACGAACTTTTAGTTCTTCTCTTGTTACTTGATTTTTAGACATAAAAAAGAGGAGGTTATTCCTCCTCTATGTAGTCTTTTGTTCCTAACCAATCTTTACAATAGTCATAATCTCCAAACATAAACTCATCACATTCTGCTGCTTCTTGATAAGCGTTCAGAATTGCTTGTTCACACCATTCATCATAGTTGGAATCCTGAGAAAGTATTTTTGGTAACATCTTGTTTAATACCACCTACGACATAACTTTCGACCTCCGTTTCCTGGGGAGCAACCTGGAGACCTTTGGAAGAAATCCAGTGCTGAGTCCAAGGTAACGGATTGTTGTTTGCTGAAATATCATATTTGGGTTTAAGACCGATTGCCTTTAGTCTACGGTTCGCAATCCATTCAACATACTGTTGTAACAACTTGTCATTAAGTCCAATCATGCTGCCATCTTTGAACAGATAATCTGCCCATCTTTTTTCTTCGTTTACAGCACGATCAAACATTGCATAAACCCATTCTTCTTCTTCTTTTGCAATTTGTTGCATTTCTGGGTCATCACCTTCTCTCCACTTATTCAGAATGTTCTGAGTAAGTGCTAGGTGTTGGTTTTCGTCTCTTGCGATAAGAGAGATGATCTTAGCTGATCCTTCCATAAGCTTAAGTTCACCAAAGGCGAAACTACAAGCAAAACTAACGTAGAACCGAATACCTTCAAGAATGTTAACGTTTGCGACTGCTCTGTAAAGTTTTCGTTTGACATCGTTGAGATTTTCCTTTGCGTTTGTGACTCCCTCAAGCCTATACTTCCAGTCATTAGAAGTACCATAAGATTGTGCTGAATTAATGAAGTCATTATATGATTCTGTAACGCTCTCAGCACGTTCCAGAATACGTTCGTCGTGGATGATAGTATCAAATACCTCAGAAGGATCTGAATACACGTTTTTAATGATATAAGTGTATGAACGAGAATGAATCATTTCCATAAATTCCCATACAGTTATACACGCTTCAAGTTCTGGTAATGAACAATAAGGAAGAAATGCCATTCCAGGTCCTCTTCCCTGAACAGAATCAAGCATGATTTGATACTTCAAATTTGAAGTATAGATGTGTTTCTGTTCTGGGCGAAGAGTATGATAATCTCCACGATCTTTTTGTAAGGAGACTTCTTCAGGCCTCCAAAAATATCCCAGTTGTTGAGTTGTAAGTTTATCAAAAATTGGGTATTTGTATGAGTCGTATCTTTGAATTCCCAATGGTTGTCCGAAGAACATTGGTTGTTTTTTAACATTTACATTTTCCGTATTAAAAACGGTCATTCCTTTAATTTTTTTTGATTCTTCGGTTGTCATAAAATCGTACTGCATACTTCCTCTTAGTTTTTGAACTCAACTCCACATAAAATATTTAAGGTTTTGAATTGTTATCAAATTCAAATTTTACACGATTCACAATCTTCCTCCTCTCCTAAAGATAGAATTTGATCAATTAATGCATCCACTTTTTCCATTTTATCATCACTTACTTCATCAGTCTTAATATCATAAGTGTTTTGATAATAACTTGTTTTCCAACCATATTTGTAAGTGGATAGAAAATCTTGTGCCATTACTGAAGTAGGAACTTCATTATCGGGGTAATTTTCTGGATTATATGACCA